GCTGCTGCGTTTCCTACAACTAATATTGATATTAAACATACAGTTTCGGGTTCATCTGGAGCTTGGCAGTTTGTAAACTTTAATGGTAGATTACATTGTTTTCACGAAGATATCATACCACAGAGATATGCTGGTCTTTCTCCCTCTTTAGAGAAATGGTCTGCTTATTATAATGCTACTGCTATAAATGACGGTAGTGGTATAAATGATGCTGTTACTGCTATAACAGTAGACAGTACACTTGGTTTTCCTACGGAAGGAAAAATAAAGATTGATAATGAAATAATATCTTATACTGGAAAAACACCTACAACATTTGACCCTTGTGTTAGAGAAGTAGATAGCACATCAGCAGCTTCTCATAGTGATGATGCTGTGATAACAACAGCTACTATGCCTCCTACAGTTACAACTGGTCTATTCAAACCTAGCTGTGCTACAGGATTTTATGGTCGTATATGGGCTGGTGGTGTAGATGAAGAGAAGGATGTCTTACATTATTCTGCTCTCTTAGACGGTGATGATCTTTCCACTGTAGGCGGAGGCGGTGCATTTGACCTAAAGAATGTATGGGGAGCAGATGAGATAATAGCTATAGCACCTTTTTATGGTCAGCTCGCAATATTTGGCAAGCAGAATATAGCTATCTATGAGAGTCCGGCTATCGTTGGAAGTATGAAACTCAATGAAGTTATCAGAGGAGTCGGATGTATCGCTAGAGATTCTGTACAGCATATAGGTGATGATTTAGTATTCCTATCTGCTACTGGTCTTAGGTCTTTAGCTCGTACTACAGAGAAGGATAAAGTTCCACTGACTGACTTATCTTTGAATATTAAAGATACATTAATAAGAAATATAGGTAATAGCACTAATGTTAAATCTGCTTATGTAGAGAATGAAGGTATATATCTAATGTCTTTTGTTGATAAGAATATAAATTATGTATTTGACTTTAAACATCTTACACCTAATGGTGGACCTAGAGTAACAACTTGGTCTTTTGATAATGATAGAGAACCAGCAAGTTTAACGTATACAGATACATATGGTTTATTAGTAGGACAACAAGATGGTAGTCTGGCTGGATATGAGCAACATTTTGATACTGATTTGGCAGGTGCGTCTACTTATACAGATGCTTCTTATACGAGTGCATTTGAAACAGTATGGGTAAACTTAGGTGAATCTGTAGCAGCATCTCTATTGAAGAGATTATTTATGGTGTTGGAAGGTGGCTCTGGTGCGACAATGGGTATAAAGTGGTATAAGGATTTTAGTCCTACACCATCTACAACAACTTCTATAGTTTTGAATCCTGTAACAACGGGTACTACATCTTTATGGGGAGCATCCTCGTCTTTATATGGAGCGACAACCGCTGGTGGTGCTCACTCTGGAGGCGGACACGTAGCAGCAACACATCCGTCTAATTCTACTTATGCACCTATATTTGGATTGAAAGAATATAGAACACCACTTACAGGTAGTGCGAAGAATATAAAAATAGCGATAGATATAGAGAGTAATGGCTTTGATGCCTCTCTACAAACTTTAACACTTTTACATAAACAAGGGAAGATAAGATAATGGCAGATTATACGATAGCAGTTTCTTGGTCATTAAAGGATGACCTAGCTGATTCAAATGCAAACAAGGTAATATCTGGAGATGACTTCCATACAGAGTTTACTACTGTACAGACAGCAGTTAATTCAAAGGCAAATACAGCTTCGCCTACTCTGACAGGTACACCAGCAGCACCAACAGCAAGCGCTAGTACAAGTACAACACAGTTAGCTACGACAGCTTTTGTAACGACAGCAGATAATTTAAAAGCAAATATTGCAGGTCCAACATTTACTGGAACACCTGCTGCACCGACAGCAAGTACAACAACTGATACAACACAGTTAGCTACAACAGCTTTTGTACAGGCTAACACACCTGCTGCATCTTCTAGTGTACTTGGTCTAGTAAAGGCTTCGTTGTCAGGAACAACATTAACTATTGCGACATCATAATGCCTATAGTTTTTAATGGTACTAGTTTAAATTGGAATACTCACACAATAGTATTCAACGGTACTACTGTCAGTTCGCCTACTGCGACAGGTTTAGTTAAGTTTGGAACTACTGATGTATTTGGTGTTAGTGATTTTTCATCTGAAACTATACTGTTAAACTTTAGTTTAGCACCCGATTCATCTCTCTTAGAGGATGCTGTTACTACTATGGAAGCAAGTCATAGTGCTGCTTTTGTAAGTAATAGTTATACTGAAGGACCGGGCACTGATTCAAGATATACGATTGTATTACGAAAAGGCTATCGTATGGTTACAGATGATGGTACTTTTACAGGTAATGATTCAAGTAGCTTTGTCTTATACGAAGGACATTCAGTTACAGGTGTTAATACATCACACAGTGGTGGCACAGCTTGCTCACTTAGAAGAGATAATGGAATTTAATATGATTAAAAGAATAATAATTAGGAGATAGAGATATGGCACAAATAATGGGTTCTGGAGCTGGAACATACCAGTCAGGAATGAAATTTAGAGAACCTGAATCTGGATATGAAAAAACTCAATATAATCTAAAGGGTGATATTGGAAGTGCAAATCAAACACTTTTATCCAGTGGCGGAAGCGGAGGTTGGGGTGGTGGTCTCTTCGGTGCTCTAGGAAGTATATTTGCTAACAGACAACAGAGAAAGATTGCTGAAGCGAACAGAAAGTGGCAAGCTGAACAGAATACACTAGCATACGAGAGGTCTCTACCTTGGAGTAGCTATGGTCCTGCGGGTGACGTAGAGTTCGACCCTGAGACTAAAGAGATTATGTCTACTCTCTCTCCTGAGTATCAGGACCTTATGAACCAGTGGTTAGGTACAGCAGGTATGTCAACTGCTGAACTTCAGGGTATGATGGGTGACCCATATGCTATGGAACAACAGCAGTTCCAGAGATTTGAAGATTTAAACAAGAGTGCTTATGCACAGTCTAGGATGAGAGGACAAGAGGCTTCGCTAGCTAGAGGTATGCAAGGAACTGAAAGTTATTATGACAGACTAGCAATAGAAGAATCCATAAATCAAAGTAGACTCGGTGGACAGTTAGCAGCTATGGGTACTGGTATGAATTACAGACAGATGTTAGGACAAGAAGCTCTTGGATTCGGTGGTGGAGCTATGAATATAGCAGGTATGTTAACAACTCAAGGAGACTTAGGTAGATTAATAGGTCAAGGTGCACACACAGGTAAAAATATGGCGGGTGTATCATTAGCAGGAACTAATTTAGCAGATACTCAATCAGGATTCTGGAGTGGTATGCAAGACCAAGCAGCACTATATAATGAGGAAGGTCAGTTGATGAGAGAAGAACAAAAAGGATGGGGTACTGGTCTGTTGGATTATGGAAGAGAGAATCTTCCAAAGTTCTTTTCAATGTTAGCATAATAGGAGTATAGACAATGGCGGAAAATATGTTCGGTGATTATGGTAGCATCTTTGATGCAGCTACAGCAGATAATGCTGCAGTGAGAGATAGAGCATTAAGTGTAGCTCAATTACAACCGGGTCGTGCTACTGTATATGGAGCTCATCAGGCAGGAGGTATGCTTATGCAGAACCTCGCTGGTATGGCAGGTATGAAGACTGCTAGACAAGAGAGAGCTGAATTGATTACTAATATTATGAAAGAGAGTCAGAATTTAGACCCTAATGACCCTAAGAGTTCTCTGATATTATCACAGAAGTTCGCAGAATCTGGTTTCCCTAATATCGCTCAACAGTTCGCACAGAAGTATAGAGATATGAGTGTTAAGGATATAGAACTAGGACAAACAGATATACAAATAGAACAGAAAGGTACAGAACTAGACTTACAAAAGGCTAGAGATTTAGTTACTAAAGGACATTACGAAGCAAGTGCTAGACAGAGTACCGCAGAACTCGCATTTAGGGTAGCGACAGAAGCAACTAGGGTATCAGACCTCGCTGCTAAATTAGGTGTTGCTAAAGTAGCTCTTGAAAGAGATATAAATATGGGTAAACTTTTTCAGATACCTGTTAAAGGAAATACAACAGGTGCTATGACGTGGGCTACTCGTGTTTGTGATGAGAGGGGTCAGAATTGCAAAAATACTCCTATGATGCAAGAAGGATATGAAGTTCCAGAGACTAAAGTAAAGGTAGTTACAGATGGTAGCGTTAGTGATGAACAAGTGATTCCTGTTCCGCGAGGTAGCACTACCAGTGAAATTGAAGCGATAGCAGTTGGTGTGGATGATGAATCCCCTATTGTTACACCTCCTGATTTAAATACAATAGCGGGTATTACTAATACTGGTTTGATGATAAGTGACTTTGGTGCTCAACCGACAGGAAGTGCTGAAAGTAGAGCTTATCACGTTGTAAGGAATGATTTAATTGCAGAACACGGTGAGTCAGAAGGTGGCGAATTGTTCTTAGAAAGATTAAACGAAGATAAAGCAGCGATAGAAGCTGCTGGAGTAACCGCAGGAGTAGGTGTTCAATTATTTAGT